GCTGAGATCGTGTCGCCGTTGGTGGCGACAACGGACGGCCCGCTCTGTCCGTTTACGGTGACGTTTACGCTCACGGTGCCCTCGCTGTGAACGTCCCCGCCAGCACCGTGAGCGTCACGCCGGAGGTATCGGTCCACCGGAAATACCAGCGGTAGCCGACAGCCGGGCTGAGGGCCACGGTCTGCGTCTCTGTCAGGCCCACGTTGAGCGTGCCGCCAGACAGCGACACGGCCGAGACCGTGAACGTGGCGGCGGTTGATCCGACCGTATACGCCCCCTCGGTCAGTGAGCCGTCCGGGTTCGCAAACACCGGTAGATACACCTTGGCCTCAAACGTGTAGCCGGTCAGGTTGATGGCTGCCGAGCTCGAGGTGAACGCCAGGCCGACGTTGAGCTCGTCGCCAGCAACACATTCGATCGACATGTCTGCCGGGGTCTGGACGAACGCTGTGGCCACGCGTGAGCTCCTGCGGTGGGGTCAGGCTCTGAATTGTGCCGGTGGGCGTTGATCGTTGAAGTCAGGGCTGAGTGGTGGGTTTCCCCCACTTGCCCACTGGGCACTCCGAGTCGGCCCAGGACAGCTTCGACACGTACCCAGGCAAGCGTGCCACGGGGCACCCACACTGTGTGCAGGTGTTGTCCTGCAAGAACTCGCACCCAAGGCAAATGTCATGCCTGCGGATGATTTCCTCGTCGCTCGCCATAGGCATCCCGGCGGCGACGTGGCCTGCGGCTGCGGTGGCGAAGTTGCGCAGCTTGTCGAGAAAGCCGGGGGCTTCGCGGGCTGGCATAGACTCAACAAGTGACGGTTCTGGTAATTCCAAAAAACGCTGGCGTTGCTCGCCGTCAAGGTCAACTATCCACATGCCTCCCTCTATCCCGCGAACCGTCCTCCAAGCGTCTTCGAGTGATACTCCAGCCCCCGTAAGCTCTTTTATGTATTGCGTGGGGGCAACGCGACAAATCATGCAAAATCAACCTCAATCGCGACGGTGTATTGGCTTGTCATGTTTTCGCCAGCGGGGCATCTACTAGCAGTGTTGTACCGCGGGTCAGGGGAGTTGTTCCATATAAACCTACTGGCGACGACAGATTGAGTAACCTGAAATGTAACCTGTGAGGCTAGCGCCTTATCGATGCTTACGGTACGCGAGTCGCCTTGGCCGGAGCAGCCGCTAGAACTTCCACCTGATGCTGAGTCATATGCCAAGCTCTGCAAAACAGTCCACTGGCAGTTTCCGCCAGAGTCAAATGTTGCACCATTTAAGTATACAAACCAACCGTATCCAGCAGCGTATTGAGCAGTCAGCCTTTCTATCCCTATGTCTGGTTGAGTAAAAAACTCAACATTGAATAACGGAACCGTATATGAAACGAGTCGAACCTTCTGAGTGGCAGTACATACATCAAGCTCGGCAGACCACTGCTCACTTACGGCAGACGGACCAACTGCCACAGACCTAGTTGCTGAATAGCTGCAAACGCATCGACTGTTGTTATACGACGATAGAGGCACGCTAACTGAATTTGTGCTTGGCTGAATAAATTGGCTGTAAGTAGCGTTCCTGCCATACGGAAATTGCAACGATGATAAATTCTGACTTGTGGCAATATTAAAAAATGGCAACAACGCCTGCTTGGCGGACAACTCGCCGGCGGCTGTGTTTGGATATTCCACGGCGTTAGCGAATACCGGCCTGCCTCCAGCGACTTCACTGTTCTGAAACTGCGCGGCGCTTGTTAATTTCATTCGCACCGCTGAAATCATTGACGTGCACGCCACTCCGCAGCACCCGCAGTTCTCCGCGATCTGTCCGTCCTTGACGATCAGCGATCCGTTCTTGGTTGCGAGTGTCATGTGCAGGCCGTGGTAGAGACCCAGACGAGCTGGCCGCTGGTGTTGTGCGTCAGAACTTGCTGTGTGGAGCCGCTGTAGCCGGAGAGCGATTGCCAGTCCCACGTGACGAGCACCCACTCGCCGGCCGTATAGCAGAGCTGGCAGCCCATTTCGCCTGACGGCAGCAGCGAGGCCACGTAGTTCTTAGCCTCATACGTGACTGCCGAGAGCGTGGCGTCAGTGACTGTCTTCGTGGCCCCCTTGGCCCATGATCCAGAGAACGTCCCACGCACAATCTCGCCGTCGCTGCCGGCCGACTGGCGGCCTGCGGCTGCGATCGACCCTCCGCTACGCTCAATGGCCACCACGGCACGAGCAATCCGCTTCGCCGTGCTTGGCGCTAGCGACAGCTTGCGCGTCGTGTTTCGAGCCGGACGTGCCATTAGCCAGGCGTCCCAAATGCGGAGAAATTGGCCTCTCGGTACAATTTGAACAAAAGGGCGTCCGGCGGGTCGCCTGGCTCTTTTGCAACACCGCTCACCAGCGCGACCGGGCTCTTAACTGCCTTTTTGTCAGCGCCGAGGATTAAGGCCCGCTTCGTCCCGGCGGCCGTTGCCGTTCCGGTGCTGTCGACAAGCTGGTTAAACCCGATGTCCCACGGCTGATAATCCCACGTCTCTTCCCTGTAGACAAAGTCCCAGACCACCTCCCAGTACGACGTTGGCGCGGCCCCGATTCGGCTGCATACCTTCTTCTGGACCGACCGAAACTCGCACTTCCACGTTCTAGCAGCCGAGCTATTCCAGGCGGACTGGTTTACAGCGTTCGAGAAGTAGGTGGCAAGCGTCGACCAGGATGCCAGCGTCGGGTAGCACTTGGTGAGCGTGAGCGCACCTTCAGTGCTTTCACGCTCGGAGCCCTCAATCGCGTCTCCGGCACTGTTGGCAATTACAAGACCGTCCTTGTCCTTAAAGACTGGGATCGTCTTTACTCTGCCGGTGCCAGACCAGCACTCAGCAGGTAGGCCAGTCGACTGATTGGGATTGTTCTCTGGCGACGGAATGTAATAACGCCACGTGACACCCCACATCATGCCGTCTCCCGATTCCTCGGTGACGTCAATTTCCATAGCCTTATGGTCTGTGGAGTCTGGGTATCCGTCGCCATAGGAAACGGCGGGAGCCGCAGCGATCAACAGCCGCGACGTGAACGGGCTATCAACGCGGACAATCCAACGACGCGGAATCGTAAAAGATTCTCCGTGTCTTCCGGACAGGCCGGTTCCTCTCGCCGTTTCAAGGCAGGCCACAACCGCCATGTTTAACCTCCCATTGCCATGATCTGCTCTGGGTCACTCTCGGAGAGTAGCTCATTCGTCCGCCTCTGCTCCTCGAGCTGCTGCTCGGCGATGCTTGCGTCGCTGCCACCTCGCAATATTCGGAACATCTCGGCAATACCCTCGCGGGAGTTTGAGTCAACGCCCTTGAGCGCCTCGCGTGATTGCGTTTGCTGCACCCCGCCTGGCGTTCCAACTACGTCGCGCTTTGATACGTTGATCGCGTTTGCGTCCGCCCGTGACTTGAGCAGAGCATCGGCAAGCATGGACGACAGCGGGCCGCTGGCCTCGCGCCCGACGTTATCGCCGAATGCGTTTGCCATATTCTGTGCTGCGAGCGCGGCCGTCTCGCTCATCGACGCAACTACGGAATCATTAAATCCAGCCATGCCGTCGATCGACGTGTTTAGCGACTGCGATTCCAGCCCGACCAGCGCGGCGGCGTCACGCACGGCCACCAGCACGCCTTGAAATGTTGCCGTCACGCCAAGCACGGCCGCCTGCAGCCCAAACTGCAGGGCACGGCCAACGCCAGCCAGAAACGAGCCAAACCTGTAACCAGCATCAAATATGCCAGACCAGATCGAGGCCACGCTACCAATATAATCCCACGCCACGAGCAGGCCTGATATTAACGCGTCGCCAACGCCGGCCAAGAACCGAGCGCCGCTCAGAATGCCCTCGCCGATAAACTGCCCAATCGTCGTGCCGCCAATAGACCCGATCAAGCTTGTGAACGATTCGGTGACGGCTTGGACTGCTGGGGCAAGGTATGAAACGACCTGACGCACCACGCCTTGAATTGACGCATACGCCCGCGTGAACGCGTCGTTCATGTTCTCCACAGACTGGCCCTGCTCGTCTGTGAGAGCCAAGCCGAACCTGTTGGCCTCATCAACGGCCTTTCGGATCGACCCGGCGCCGCCCTCGAACAGCGGCAACAGGTCCGCGCCGCTCTTGCCAAACAGCCCGATGGCAGCCCGTGCGCGCTCGGCGGGAGACGGCAGACCGGCGATTGCGTCGGCCATCATCTGGAACCGCTCGGCCGGCGACTTGTTCTGCAGCTCGTCAACAGACAGGCCCACGCCGGCCAGGGCCTTCTGGGCCATGCTGGAGCCCTCAGCAGCCTTGACGAACGCCACGTCGGCCTTGGTGGCCGCCTTGCCGATCGTCTCCATCGAGACGCCGGCCAGGTCGCCCGCCAGCGACAGCCCGGCCAGCTCGCCGTATGTCATGCCGAGCCGCCTGGACAGCTTGCTCGTATTGTCGATGGCGTCCGCCTCGCCCTTGGCCATGTTAAAGAACGCGCCGGCTGCGGCCTTGGCTGCAGACGCCACCTGGCCAAATAGCTGGGCACCTTGGATGGCGACAAGCGAGCGCATGCCAGACCGCAGACCTGCAACGTCACTCGATAGCTTTTTGAACGCAGAGCCGGCCGCGTTCGTGCCGGCCACCAGGCCGGACGTATTGGCAGAGAACACGGCGGATACTTTGCCAATCGTTGCCACTATTCGCCCTTTTGCATTTGCTCGCGGAATGAGGGGATTTTCATCAGCTCACGTTTCAGTTCTTCCTCGGTCTGCGGCTTGTCTCTGTAGCTCGGCAGGAATCTTTCCTCGGCCTCTGGGTCGGGCTTCGCGCCCATGCCCGCTGCAGTCGTGAGGCTCGTCCTGGCGGCCATCCGCCACTGGTCGCCAAACGGCTCAACTCTCCAATAGGCCATCCAGCTTCTTAACTGCCGCAGCGTCAGCCGCTTCTTCCATTTCTCCGGGTGTGCTATTCCGAGCTCGAGGGCCAGCCTGTAGACAAACACGTCGTCAGGCCGGCCTCTCAGTTTTTTTCCAGTTCCTCAATTTCCGCGTCGGTGATCGACAAGAGCTTCTGACCGGCCTGCCAGATCTCGTGCATGGCCTTGGCGTTCTTCTTGCCGAGCTTCGCCACGTCGGCGTCTGTCGTGAACAGCCGGACGCCCTGCTCGTCGCACAAGATGAGGCTGGCAAGCTTCGCCCGCCAGCTCGCCCGCTTGCCCTGGTTGGACGCGCAGAAGATTTCCCACTCGTCGCGGATGTCGGCGGTCGGGTCGAGGAGATACACCTCGCGGCCCCACGCCTTGACGTGCAGCGTCTGCGGTGCGCGGATGTCGTCAATCGCCAGGATGTCTTCAGCCAATCCCATTGCGTTTCCTTATGCGTTAAAACCTGAGAACTGGAACACCGCGGCCCACACGATCAACTCACCTTTGGCAAACTCAGCGTCAAGCGTTTCAAGAAACGCTTGGCCGCTCAGGCTGGCCCCGGAGCCCCACGTGAACGAAAGAATGCCGGGCTTGCCGATGTCGTTTCTGGCAAGGTCTGGCGATCCCAAGAACCGAGCCGTGATCGTCCCCGGCTCAATGCTCGTGACGTTGTATTGCTTGATCACGCGGGCGTTCTGGCCAGTACCAACGACCGGCGAGCGCATGCTGGTAACTTCGTGTTTGTTGCCAACACTGAACGTCGGGTTGGCATTCTGCAGCACGCCGAGCACCTGGCCGTTGAACGACAGGACGGCGCCCTGACTGCTTGGAATGTTTGGCACGGGGCACCTCCCGGCCTATCAGGTGCCGGTCAGCTTGAACGTGGCGTTGCCCATGATCAGCTCGCCCACCGCCGCGGTCAGCTCAAAGTCCTCACAGACTGCGCTTCCGCTGATGCCGAGAGTCGAGCAGGCGATCGCGGCAGCCGTGCCGCGAGCCGGGGCGGTCGTGCCCATGTACTCGCACGTGATCTGGTCGCCGTCCACAAGCGGTGCGGCCTGCAGTACGCGAGTCGATCCGGCAGTTGCCGAGAGCGGCGTGACGTCCACGTAAGCCTGGCTGCGCTTCACCTTCACGTTCTTTGCGACAAACGTGACGGCGTTGAAAGTGAACGTCGTTCCCTGTGAATCAGCAATGGCCGGCATGGCTTACTCCTCCCAGCGGATTTGATACGTCTGATCGACTGTGTACGTGGGTTTGTCCTGCCCCTCGAGGTAGTCCGGCGAGCCGTCGAGCTCCTCGGTGATCAGGCACTCCCGGATTGTCACGCCGTTGGCAGTGCCGTTGAAGTTGTGCAGGGCAGTGCGGACGGAGTCGGCCAATGCCTTCACGGCAGAGTACGTGGACGCGTATACCAACACCGAGAACGTCGCGGACGGGTTGACGTTGAGCACCGTCATGCCGGCCATGATCGTCTCGCGCTGGGTCGACGTCCGCCCGTAGATCACGTAGGGCAGGGCGGCCCCCTCCGGGGCCTCCATCGGCCACGCCAGGCAGCCGCCGGCGGTTTCGATCGCAGCTTTGAGCCACTGCTCTGGGTATGGCATTACTTCCTCCCAGGGTTCTTGCCGGCTGCCAGCTCTGCAGCAGCCTTTTCAATCCCAGCGGCCAGCTCGGTGGTCAACTTGGCCAGCGAGACGTTGTCGTACTGCTGGTGGAACTGCTCAAGCATCTGCCGCGATGCCAGGCCTCGCTTCGTGCCGTACTGCAGCCAGATGGCCTTCCGCGACTCTATGCCGCCCTTGTAGCCAACCACGCCGTATACGGCCCCGTGGGTGGGTTTGGCAACGTATTTGGCCTTAGTGGTGACTGATCGACGAAGAGCGCCGGTCGATCGCTTTTCGCCCTTCTTGCGGCGTCCACGACGAGCACCGACAGGAGGCGTCACCGCCCGCATCACAGGAATCCCATCCTTAATCGCCCGCCTCATGGAGGCCTGCACGTGCTTCTTGGCAAGGTGTCGCGGAAACTCCTTGAACCGGGCGATCATCGCCTGGCACTCGGCCGCCGGGTCATTCCTAAGAGATATGCCGATCACGTGGCTTTCTCCTCGCACGTGAGCTCGTGCTCTTGCCGCGTGCCAATCTCGACCACTGCCGAGATGTAGAGATACCGATCGCCTCGGCTCTTCCACCGGACACGCATTTTTCCGGTGGCGCCTTCCACGTAGTGGCATCGGACGACCCACGTGGCAGATCCGCCTATGCGTCCCTGACGCTGCGTCTCGGAGTAGCTGATCGACTCAACGGCCGCCCGCCTGGTCGCGTGCGTCGACCAGCTCGAGGTGGCCTCGCCGAACGCGTTCCGCGTTTCGGTCTGCTTCTCGATTACCACGGTCTCTCGGAGGCTGCCGGCGGGAATGGCCATCTACCACCTCCCGCTAACAGACTCACTGGCCAAGAGCGTATCGAATGCCATCGGGATGGCGACCGGCTGGGCACCAGTGGCGATGACAGCCTCGCGGTTTGCGTAGAGGTGGCCCACGTACAGCAGGATGGCCGTGCGGAGCTGCGGGGCGATCGTGGCCTGCCCGGCCCAGTACGTGACCGTCAGAGTGGTCAGGTCCGACATCTGCGGAGCCGACGAGAAGCGGATCTGGCCGGCGTCGGAGTCGACCGTGTACGTGGACGAGCTCACGGCCGTGCCGTCGACATCCAGTGCCACCGGGTAGCTGCCGCCCGTCAGCACCGGCACGACCGGCAGCCGTAGCACCACTGGACCAAGGTTGTCCGGGCCTCGCGTCCAGCCCATGCCGTCGGTGGCGTCGAACTTAGCCCGGAGCTGTTGCGGGGCCAGGGCCACGCCGAGCCGCCGCTCAATCAACCGGCGGGCCGTGGCGATCATCGACACGATCAGATCGTTGTCGTCCTCCTGCTCCTGCAACAGAGACAGGTGGCCTTTTGCAATCGTCAACGAGACAGGCTCGACGATCGGCTGCGTGGCAACTGCAAGAGAGCGGAGACGCATAGATCACCTCTCCAGCTTCGCGGTACGCTTCTCCGGCTCGGGGGCGACTGCTCGCTCGACGATCAGGGCCTCGGTGGTTTCCACCGCGTAGCCCTCCTGCTCGAGCACCAGGGCGAAGTCGGGCAGCTTCTCAACGACGTCGCCGGCCTTGTGGCCCCAGCCGTCGCGGACGAATTTCATGTTGGGCACGGCGCGGTTCCTTGGGATAGAGATGCGGCCGGGGGCGGATTACCACCCCCGGCCGCGTCGAATGTTCACGCTGCCGGATTAAGACGCAGCCTTGGCGAGGCGGCCGACGAACTCGGGGGCGTGGTTGGCCACGCCGAACCGGGTGTTCGCCACGTAGAGCACCTGGCGGTTCCGCATGAGGATCTCCCGGCCGGCTTCGATTTCGAGGCCGCTGTCCTTCACGCCGATGACCGATGCCATCGAGAAGTCACCGTAGAGGGCCAGCGTCGTCGAGGGCAGGCCCTTGACGAGGTAGACCGGGGCACCAAACACAGTCGGAACCACCCGGCCGCCGCCGACCGTCATGGTCGTCTGCTGAGCCGCCCACAGCTTCATCAGGTCCACCCAGCCGGCACGGCTGGCAACCCACGAGCTGGTTCCCATCACGGTCTCGTCGACCTTGCCAACAACGTCGGCCAGGTTGTTGAGCGTGGTGGCAGTAGCTCCAGCCGCCACGGTGATGGTGTTTCCACCAGCAACCGATGCGGCCAGGCCGGTGATGGACGGGCTGGCAGAGTTGCCACCGAGCCACACGGCGTCGAACTTCTGGGCGTAGGACAGGGCGAACCGCTCGGCCACGAGGCCGGCCACGTCGATCGGCGAGTCCTCGAGCAGGCTGCGAGACACGGCCACGCTGGCACGCATCTCGTAGAGGGTCAGGTCCGACACGCTGGTCGAGAGATCCTGATCGCTCGTCGCGGTGCCTTCACCGACGAAAGCCGCAGTGGCATCACCGACCTTGGGGAAGCTGATCTTGGCACCGGAGGGCCGGATGACCGTGGCAAGCTGCAGGCCAACCGACGCGTACTGGAGCCGGTTCACGATGGCGTTGTATAGCTCACCGATGACGTACTCGGCGCCCTTGGCGTCGTAGGTCGAGCTGGTCTCGCCCATCGCCCGAATCTCACCGGTGAAGAGCTGCCGCAAGTAGCCGCCAACCAGGCTCGCTGCCTTGGCGGACGAGAAGGCCTGAACGCCGGAGCGGATGTCGGCCCGCTCGCCAGTGACTTCGCCCTTCTCGACCGCGGCACGGGGCTCGCTGTCCGAGACGTTGCTGAGCTTGGAGCGAGCAGCCGAGAGACGGGCCTCGATCGCGTTCTCGCGCTCGACGACAACGTTGAGCTCGTCCGCACGCGTCAGCGCCCTTTCCAGGGCGGCCGCAGCGGCGCCGTCCTTGTCGTCAACGGGGTCGACGTTCCGCAGGTTCTCGATCTGCGGGATGAGGGCGGAGATTTCGTCCTGGGCGAGGCGGAGCTTATTCATGTTGTCCTCGGGAATGTGGGTCGGTGTCGTGAACGACTCGCACACTTTCGCCAGTCTTGGCTGGCCGTCGAAGTTGTGCCGTTCTACGGTAGATTTTTTCTGCACTTGCCAGACGAGCAGGCGCCGCACTTGCAGGCCCACCGCGAGCCGTCAGGCCGCGTTGTGTAGCCTTTGCCACCGCACGGGCAGGCAGCCAGGACGGCTGGCTTCTCGGGCTCGCGGGCGGGCTCTTGTGCTAGAGACGCATAGGCCACGGTCACGCAGCCAGCGGCCCTGGCACGCTCGGCGGCGATGCTCGACGGGTCCGCAGATGCCCACGCCAACAGGTAGAGAATCCAGTGCCAGAGAACGTGCATCTACCACCTCGCATTTGAGAGGACCAGGTGCCCGTCTGTGCCGACGACTGCGTGAGCGAGCTGCACCTCATCGGCATCGGGGGCAGGCTCCGCAAACAGCAGGGCCGTCAGGCCAAACCGTGCGGCCACACTTGCCACTCTGGCAATGAATCGCAGGATCGGCCGATCGGGTCGCAGCGGTGCTGGCCGTAGCGGCGAGTCTGGAGCGGTGGCCAGCCACCACGTGGCGGCGATCGCAATGACGGCAGCAACGGCAAGCTTTTTCTGGGAGTCAGACATTCGATTCACTCCACATGCGATGAAGGTACAGAACCACAACAGCCCCGATGATCGACCCGACAAACCCGGCCGGTCCTGTGCCGAATGGCAGACCGCCGGCGACACTGCCAACCACGCCCACGGCGATCGTCGGCAGCCATCCGGCTGGCACCTTCGACGGCAGTAGGGCTTGGGCCACAGTGCCCACGATCGCCCCAAAGATTGCCCACATGATCAGGTTCATTGTGCGAGCCCCCAGTCGGCATTTTCGAGTTTCTTGTATTCAAACGTGGTGCCAGAGATCGCCCACGAGTCGCCCTGACGCATGGCCGTTTCTATGTTCTCTCGGCTGGCCCAGAACGAGCCGTCGGGCTGATCGCTCGGCCAGCGTGGCCCCGCCACCCAGGACGTCTGCCAGGAGTTTTGGATCAGCGCACCATCGCGGCCGCCACCGTTCTTCTCGTGCCGGATTCCCCAGACAAGCATCGCGTGGCTCCACGACGTGCCGCGTGTCAGGAAGCCCAGCGCGTCACGCTGCCTCGGCGTTGGGCCGTAGCCGACCTGCGAGCAGACGGCCACCGGGTAGCCTGACTCCAAGGCCGACGCCAGCTCCTCCCACGTCTGCACCTGCGCGACTGCGTAGCACTTGTTCTGGTGGGCCAGCTTGGCGAGCTCGAGGGGCACGCCCCGCGATCCCCACTCCCGCGAGAGCGGAATCGAATAGGTCGTGAGATCGACCGAGCCGTATGGCTTGCGGAACAGCACGCCGCCGACATCTGGCGTCTTGCACTTGCCGGAGATCCAGCGAGCCGCGCCAAATCCGGTGGCGCCGTCGCCGCCAAACTGCGTTGGCTGGCCCATCCCAAACGTGCGGGCTCCGCCATAGATCGGCTCGGTGGCCACGGCAGTCGGTGGCTCGCCCTTGCCGGCCATCCAATCCGTGGCCAGTGCTGTCTGGCATCCAAGACCGAACGCGAAGGAAACGCACGGCCCGGCGTTGCCCTGATTCCAACACTGCCACGGCTCGCCGTAGGTCCGCTGGTGGGCCTTGTTGGTGGCGCGGTAGAGAAACACGTCGAGGCCCTTGGCCTGGCGGACGGCGTCAGCCCCGGCCTC